TCCGGCGTCACCGCCTCCGGAGTCACAGCAGCGGCCACCGCCGCGTTTTTTTTATTTTTTGAGTCAGCCATAGGTTAGTTAGTTGAAAGCTCCTCAGCGGCCTCCTGCGACGCAGAGACCCCTTTGCCAAAAATTTTCTGCTCACCCAAATCAGTGGGTGTCATAGGGGGGGCCTCCGAAAATCCAGACCCCCTCCCCCCCTCCTGATCGACCGCCACGGCCTCGACCTCGACCGGCTCGACGGCGCAAGCAGTCCCCGAAGTTGTCCCCGCGCCCTGCATTCTATCTACAAACTCCCCCAAAACTTCTGATTGCAAATCAGAGACCAACCCCGCAGCGCCTCCCGATCCGTCCAATCCGCCCGATTCGTCCGGCCCCTTTTGTCCCGACCCGCTCCCGCTTGGACCGGTTACCGGCAGGACCTCAGCCTCGAGCACCGGCAGGCTGGCCAGCATCTCAGAGAGTTTGTCCTGACTAACCTCTACCTTCTCCACTCGGCTTGTTGCCTCGCCGCTGAGGAGCTGCATCTTGTCCACCATCACGGCCGCAACGATGGCCGCGTCCTTGGCGTTCTGGATACAAGGCACCAACTCGATGGCCCTCTCCACCGAAAGCCGGGCAGCCCGCCGAACATCCCGCAGTAAATCCTTTTTATCCTGCTCTATAGAAAACCCTTCCCGATCCCTCACGGCGCACACCGTGTTTCGACTCACCCCAAGCGCCCGAGCCTGGGCGGAAATGCTCAACCCCTCGGCGCTCATCCGGATGATGGCCTGATAAGCATCCGGCCGCCGGGCAAGCAAACGCTCGCCGGTGAACTCCCCGACGCCTTCCAACTTCTCCGCACTCAATTCCTCAAAATTAAAAAGAAACGGCGCGGCAGACTCGGCGGCCTTCAGCGATTGCAAAGGGGTGGATTCCATAAAAAACAAAAAAGGCGGCGACGATCAGAGGGAGGCGATCAACGGCCGAACCCCACGCCGAACCGGCAGCGGCAAGGGCCTGCCAAGGGTGTTGAGTTCCAAAAAACGGGCAACTTCCGACTCCGGCACGATGACCCTCTTACCGATTTTGACGCCGCGCATATCACCGGCCGCGATTTTGCGCGTCACCGTCGAGTGATCCACTTTGAGAAGGGCCGCGATTTCCCGAGCTGAATAGTGTTGCTCGATCATTCCCCGATCCTCCAAGCCAGGATTGCCAAAAAAGCCGCAGGCCCGAGGGCACAAAGCGCCTCCCAGGTCCATGTAATGTAATGAATCGCGTCAGGAGTGTTCATTTGTCCACCTCCACGGAAAACGGCCGAAATCCGAAAATTTCAAAAAAACGGCGGCGTGCTGCCTCCCGGCTCGACGCCCTCACATAATCCCCAAACGGACCCCGCAGCGGATCTATCGCCCGGCACAAAAAAAGGCGGCTCATATCTGGCCCTCCTGTGCTTGACGGAACCCCTCATTCTTGCTCGATTGCGACAACACCGAGATCATTCCCATGAGGCGAGGCACATCCCACACGCAGAGAGTCCCCATGTCCGAGAGGTCATCCAATGGCACGCAGTCATGCCACAGCACGGTCTTAGCCACTCTTCTCACCCGGCCCTCGATCTGATCCAGTTCCTCCGATGTCAGAACACGACCTTCTCTCCACAATTCAGAAAAAGCATACAGCCCAGCTTCTGAAGGATGCTGCCGGATATAAACCCGATTCCCATCCCGGTCTTGCCCATCGTTACGAGATTGAGCGGAGAAAAAACGCTGTATCCCGCGTCCAAAACTGGATTGCCATAGCCATCTCCATCCTTTCTCTGGCTGTTTCTCTTTTCGCCTTGGCAAAATAAAAGTCTCGCTCATATCTGGCCCTCCTGACTTTTCCCGAGGTTCCTCCTCACGATTTGCCAATTTCTGAGGCAATCCACCCAGCCTCGCGCTTTATCAGCATCCTTCTCTTCAAGGAGTCGTTGAATGAGGTGCGGCTCCACGGCAGCACTCGTTTTGCTGAGGGCGCTGCGCTTGTTGGCTTGTGATTTCGTTTCGCTCATATTTTGCCCTCCTCTTGCTGCTTAGATTTTACCAATCGGATCAGGAAAGACCTGATCACTTGTCCGGGCTTGAGGCCCTGTTCATCAGCCATGCGGGCTATTTCCCGATGGAGATCGTTCGGTATGCGAATGCTGAATGTTTTCATTGCGGGTGTGTTTGTGATTCAAACAGACCCGCCCAGTCAATAAAAAAATTGCGAAAAATTTATTTGTGATACATTGCAACTAATGAAAAAGACCAAACCCAAAACGCAATTTTCAGTCCGACTACCCGAGGAGGTCATTACATTGCTCGACGAAATCGCCGCAAATACCGGCCTCAACATCACCCGCAACAATGTCGTAGAGCAGGCGTGCGAATGGTTTGTCCGCACCTACCGAGCAAACGGCGACCGCTCGCTCACCGAAGCCGACATGCGCGACCTCGAAGCCTTCCTGATCGAAAGACTCGCACCGGGAAAAGCTCTTCCCAAGAGCCAACCCGACACTGTTGGTGTCAAGACCCTGAGAGCGTCCGCGAGTTTAGATTCTACGCCCTCAACAGCTACGACCAAAAGCTCCCACCCGGCTGGATAGGCCAGATCCACGACCTTACAAACCCATGAAACCACTCCTAGCAATGCTCGCTCTGCTTCTTGCGGCCTGCAAAATAAATACCCATGCATAGAAATACATACAATTCCTACAATCTTTTAAATATCGTTGGATTTTGGATTTTTATGCCATCTCTTGTCACCGCAATTGTATGGTGGTTTTCAACATCCCAAACCCCTCCACAAATTTTGTTTTACTTAATAGCGGCACCATTGATTTGCATGTCTGCCTCTGAGATTTATTGCTCCATTTCAAAACGAAAACATTTAAAAATGGAGACATCTGAACAAGCGATTTTTGTTGCGTTTGATATTTTGGAAAGGGAAAATTTAGATGAGGGATTTTTATTAAAATTGAAGGACATTTTTATTCAAAAAGCAAACCTTTCATTTGACAGTTCCTTCATATGTCGAGTTTTAGCAAAAGACGAAAAGCTGCGTTCACTAATTGAAAAAGGTGAATTGATTTTGCAGAACGATCCTTACAAGTGATTAAATCCTACCATCTCGCATCCATCCTAGCTGTAGCGGCCTTTCTATGCTCCTGCGCCAGCCCCAAGCCAGAGCCCATTACACGGCCCGCGCAAGCTGTCATTGCCCCCGTCGAGATCACCATCCACACCAGCCCCGCAGGCGGCATTGTGGATTGGAACGGCAATGTCCTCGGCGCGGCCCCCGTCACCATCAAAGTCACGCCCCAACAGCCCTACCCGAACACTTATCCCCGCTGGCCCTACAACGGACGCATGAGCCAGAAATTCCGCGCCCGGTGGCCCGACGGCTCCATGAATTTTGAACTCTTCGGCAGCAACGAACCCATCCCGGAAAACATCGGAATCGTCAGCCCCGCGTTTCATTCCAGCGGGTATCTGGCCGCCTTGGATTATTTGCAGCAAAAATACGGAACCCCTAAAAAGCTCACGCAAAAGAAAACACCGTGACCCGCAGAGCCCCATTTCATCAGCCTCCGCAAGTGTCAAGCACTTTCTGAAATTTTATTTTCAAAAAAAATAAAAATAATTCTTGCACTCCATTCTGAACCTCCTTAGGTTCATTTCCGCAGGCCACCAACGGCCCGCCCGAGTCGGTCGGCAACCGGCACCAAAAAACCCGCGTCAGACGGTATCTGACACAGAAACAAATGATCCAAAAAATCGAAAAAGCCGTTGCGGTCGCACTCGCCACCGCCTCCATCCTCAGCCTCGCTCTTGGCGTCGCTTTCACCCTCTCCACCGGCAGCCCCGCCGCATTCATCGGCGGCTTTGCCCTTTTCCTGGCATTCGCCGGGTTCGCCGCAACCCTCAACCCCACCATCTAAGGAGGACACGACCATGGGCGAATACGCAAACTACAACGGCCAGCAAATCAAAATCGGAACTTGCGAGGACATGTATTACCTCCGTTTCCAGCAACGCCACGAAGTCACAAGCCTGTCCGGCAATGTCGATCTTGAAGACCCCTCGATTCTCCAAGAACTCCGCTTTCGTTTTCCCTTCCCCGAGGAGGACAGCATCGAGCCCGGCGCATTTGAAGATCACAACAAAAGCGCCCGCGTCCCCGACACCTATCAACCCAGCGACATCGAGCACCGCACCGTGCAATTCAGCGCCCGCAACGGCTACCTCGTTAGCCTCCCCTGTCCCGAATCCGCCGAAGGCCACGCCTTCCCCCACACCATCCACCGCAACGGCCACGGCGGCGCCGTCCACCTCGTCGCGCAAAAACTCGTCGGGTCCGAATTGTGGGCCGTCTGCCGATGCGGCGGCTGCGGATCCATGTGGAGACTCCCGAAAGTCGAAGGCCTCGAACTCGCTGGAGCTTTTATGAGCCACGCCGCCAGCCTCCCCGAAAACGACAGCCGCCGCCAATATCACCACACCATCGCCCGCCGAATCCTCGACGGCTACACCCACCCCGCCATCTAATCCCAACCCGGCGAGGGTCCGATCCCCTCGCCACCTTTCAAATTAACGCCATGGCACTCTACTCCACACTCACCGGCGGCCGAACAGCCAGCCGCTCACGCCGCGCCCAGATCGCCGAGATCGACGGCCGCATGCCAGCCACCCGCGCCGCCAGGGCTTGGGGATTCAAATCAGCCGCCGCTTTAAAAAAGTGGGTCCGCTCCCGCGAGTGGCACCATGTCGGCAAATTCGCAACAATTACAGATTACTACAATGTCAGAGAATTTGTCGAAGAGGCCGATATTTGCGACCTCACCGAATTGGTCGGCCTCGCCGCCGACCTCACCGGCAAGGGCCGCGAACAAGTCCTTGCTCCTCTGGTTGCCAAATTCGTTGCATCAAACCTCCGCCGATGCCAGATGCCCCGCTGGCGCTCAACAAGCGGCAACCTCACAAAATACCTAATTTCCCGTGGTTGCGATGTTGACTCAAATACCTCCTTCCGTGTCATAACAGCCATCACCAAAGGCAGCACACTCCAAGCCGAAATTCAAAAGCTCCCAAAAAAACCATGAACCTACCAAAATTCCTAATCGCCGACGATGGCGCAGACCGTGAGTTCGTCATACATAACCACTGGCCCCGCTTTATCGTCGAATTTGTCCAAGGCGTCGGCACGCCCTACTTTTGGGACCCCGAGTCCGAGATCATCGCCGCCGAGCTCAAAGCTGGACGCGAGCCCGCCGCCCTTCTCTCCCGCCTCATGCGCGAGGCCGGAGACTTCTACAATTATTGCCAAGATCAAGCATTTGAATAACCAATCCAACAAAATGAAAACCGAAATAAAATTCCAGACCATCGGCGACCGAGCCGTTTTATCAAAAGACATCACAGCGGCACAAGCCGCCGAGATATTACAAACCAACCCAACTATCACCCAAGTAGACACGCCAACTTGTTATTATCCCCGACCTAATTATTTGGTGATAGATTGCGAGGGTTCGATCATGGGATTTGGCAGCACGCAGATTCACGCCATTGAAGACGCTGCAAAAACGCTTCAAATGGAAATTGCCAACATCGAGGAGCAAATCGAAAAATCAAAAAACGGTTACCAGGGAGACGATGAAACTCTGCTTCTTCGCACGCGGCAGGAATGGGAAGAAACCTCTGGCATGACCGTTGAAGAATACCTTGGCGCTGTATGACGCCCGAGCAACTCAACCGCGCCGCCTCCTCGATGGAGGCGGCGCTTGCCCTTCTCGACATCCAGCCAGGCATCACCACGGAGGCCGAGCTGGCCGCCGACGACGCCGAAATCCTGCCCGCCCAGGTGGATGGCCAGCCGGTAATTACCCCCGAGCCGAACTACAACCAGGCGGATGGCCGCGAAAATTGAACCCCAACCAACCCACCCCCATAAAAACTCAACCCGCGCCGGACGGCATCCGGCACCGAAACCATGGAAACCCTCAAACTCTACAACGCCCTGGCGCTGCTCACCGACACCGCAAAACTGGTCTTGAGCGACATTAAAAACCCCGACACCCTCGCCGCCAACCTCGCATACCTCGCCCAAGCCATGCGCGCCGCCGAGAAAATCCTTCTGAAACATCCCATCCCATTTAACCAATGACACCCGACATCGAACCACACGGCAACGCCAACAACCGCCACAACGCCCGCAACCCCGAGCTGGAAAACATGACCGCCAAAATCCAATTCTTCTGCTGGCCCGAAGAAAAGAGCGCCTGGATCCGCGCCGCCCACCCCCAACGCCTCAGCGCCTGGATCCGCCAACAACTCAACCAAGCCACCGGCCGCCCCGAAGAACCGACCGACGAAGAACGCCGCCAAATCAAAATGTGACGCCAAAAACCCAAAAATCGAGCGTAACTTATTGAATGAAAACTTCTAACCACACTCAGAAGGTTAAACCCCACCCGTCCCCAAAGTTGTCCCCCTTTCCCATAACCCCATGATCACCAATAAAACAATGACTACCTACGGATCAGAAGGTTTGAGGTTCGACTCCTCATGGCTGCACTTCCCCTCCCTCTGCAAACCCGCTTCCAGCCTGCTTCTGCGGGCTTTCTCAGGTTTCCTGTTGCACGACCAGCATCGTCAGCATTGCTGTATTTTCGCGTCCCAGTTGACCCCAAAGTTGTCCCCGCTTAAGGTTGTCCCCGAGATATGAGACGGCATAACGAGGTTTCAGTTTATTGGCGGGAGGAGGCGGGGCGGCATCCGGCTTGGTATTACCGCGTGCAGATTGATGGCCAGCCAAAGAAGTTTTCCACCGGCGTGACTAAACACACGGAGGCAGGGCGCAGGGAGGCGATGCGGGCGGCTGAGAAGCTAGCGGCGGCGCTGCGCTCGAAGGATGAGCACCAGCTTGCGGCGGTCGTGAAGCGGCCGGGCTATGCGAAGTGTGGGGAGGTGGCGGACTTATTCGAGCTGCATGGGCCTGAGAAGTCGAAGGCTAAGGCGGTTTCGAGATTTGGCGCTTATGTGCGGGCGGTGAGCGGCAAGGCGGATTGGCGGGAGGTTTCGACTCATCTTGTGCTGACGCCGGAGGCGATGCGGTCTTGGATTGATGCCAAGATAAAGGCGGGCAAGTCGGAGAGCGGGACTCGCTCCGATGTCCAGGCTGTGCGCCAAGTTGTAGCCCAGCGCCGCATGCACATTTTCAAGGAAATCAAACTCCCGAATCTTGATGAGTTTTACAAGGTGTCGGGCGGCGCGGCTCCAGACCAGAGCTATGATCCTGTGAACCGGCAAGTGATGCGGGCGATGGATCGGGCGGCGAGGATCCCGCTACGCAAGGCCAACCCGCGTGTGTGGGCGATCTACTGGCTCATGCGCAAGGCGGGCTTGCGAAATAGCGAGGTCGAGAAGCTGGAATGGAAATGGGTTGAATTTAAAGACGACAAGTCGGTTGAGATTGCCATGATTCGGCGGGATAATTGGAAGTCGAAGAATGGAAAATATGGCCGCGTGCCGTTTAATCCCCGGCTTATGCGTTTGATTCGCGCCGCGCTCGGCGATGAGGGGGACCATGTGATCCCCAGGACAAGCGAGACGGACGCCTACAATCTCACGCACTACGACATCAATGAATTTGTGCGCCGGTTCATTCCCGACGGCAGCAAGGGAGCTTACAACCTGCGGAAAGAATTTGGCTCTGCCATTGTCGAGCGCAATGGGATCGAAACCGCTGCGAAGCTCCTGCGGGATAGCATCGCCGTGGTGGAGGCCCACTACTTCGGCCTACTGGACCGCCCGAAACCGCTGTAATTCCCCTCGGCGCTGGAAAAATCTGGCCGAGGGGGTGTGCAAAAATCACGGCCCGTCTGCTGCGACCATTTCGGCTTGGGTGGCGGCGTCGGCGGCTATGGCAGCTTCGTATTCCTGCTTGGCGCGGGTCTTAAGGTCGGGGCGGGCGAGGAGGATGCGGTATTTGGCGGCGGTGCTGGCTTTCTCCAGGGCGCGGGTCATGGCTTTGGCTTTGATGTCCCATGTGGCTTTGTCGTAGCGGGGATCGGAGAGGACGAATTTCTCCAGCGCGGCGATGCTGAGGGCTCCCATGTCTTTCTGCATGGCGCTTATCTCTTCGGAGGTGAGGCGGACTTTGACGCCTTCGACGGTGAACTCCGGTTTGACCTGGTTAGGGATGGCTCCTGCCTCGGCGGTGTATTTGTAAACCTTGCTCATTTCGGTGAGCGCAGGGCTGCCTTTGATGTAGGAGACCATCGAGGGGTTGAAGAGGACATTGAAGAGCGTGTTGCTGTCCTTGGCCCAACGCTCGACGGGTTGCCCGGTGATGTCGTATTTCTTCGGGAGGGTTTGGCTTAAGCCTGGGAGTTGGGCTTTGAGTTCGTTGATGTATTGGCGAGCCGGGGAGCTGTCGCGGGTTTCGCGGGCGGTGTTGTCGGTGAGTTGCATCCATTGCCGGGCGGCGGTGGGGATGAAGGTGCCAGGAGCGTCGGCGGCGGTTTTGAGGAGAGCCCCGATGAAATTATCATAGCTAACTTCGCGGGCGAATTGATTGATACCTGAAAGCAGGGGTTGCTCGACAAGGGAGTTCATTGCGCCGCTGACCGCTCCGCCTGCATAGGCGAGCCAGTTGAGACCATTGGCAAAGATGTCCTGCTTCTTGCCTGATAGGATGTCTTGGCGCACGGCGTCTTGGTTCTCGCGTGCGTAGGCACCCATGGCAACGCCGATGGAGAGGGGCTGCGCCCAATCGTAGTTGATCACCATGTCATCGCGTTGCTGTTTTTGAGGGGTCCAGAAATTGCCGGTCATGAGGGCTCTCTTGAGAGCATCGACATTGAGTTTGTAGGTGCCCCAGCCCATGGCGCGGTTGAGGTTTCGCTTGTCTTCATCTTTGGCGTCGCTGCCAGCCGAGATGATGCCGAGGTGGGCGAGCCAGTAGCCGGTGGCGACAAGGCCGGTAGTGCCGACGAGGGCGCGGGAAAAGGAATCGGTGAAGGCTTTCTGGTCAAACTCGCGGGAGTTGGAGAGCATCGGCGCGAGGCTTTGGTAGGCGGTGTTGATGAATCCAAGCGGGGAAAATTCCACAGCGCGGGTGAGGATCGAGCCGGGGACTTGGGTGAATTTCATCAGGAGGGAGCCAATGCCCCAGCGTTGATTCAAATTGAAACCTCGGCGGAACATGCTGAGCGTGCGGCTGGCGACATTGGGGTCTTGGTAAATGGCGCGGCCAGCATCCATGCGGGCGGCTGCCACCATGTCGGTATCGGGCGCAAGCATGGGCGTGCCATTCGCGGCGGCAGCTTTCATGCGGGTGTCGAGGCTGGCACGGAAGGCGGATTCGTAGAAGCCTCGGTCGGTGATAGAAAGGGCGAGGCCGAGAGTGGATTCCAGTTGGCGGAGGACCGGGGCGGTAAAGGTGGGGCCGCTGAGGGCGGAGATGTCGGAGGCGTTGTATTTGCCCGAGGATTGCAGGCGGCCGAGGCGGACCAGCGTATCGACGCCCTCAGCGATGCTTCCCATGCGGCCACGGCCTTCGGAGCGGGCGAAGTCGTAGCCTGCCTTGATGTCGCCTACTCCGGCTCCGAGACCCATCATGCGTTCACCGAGTGAAAGCCCTGTGCGGGT